GTTGGAGCTAAGTAAGTGATACAATTCACTTCTTCCAACTCTTTCTAGCTCTTGTGTAGGTACAGAACCACCAGTGTGAAACAAGTCTCCTAATCTATAAAATTCTTTAGGATAAACATTTACAACTAACGTTTGACCAGCTGTTGGTTGTGAAAAGAAATTTATTGTTGTACCAGATATATCATAAGAAGCTTCAGAAAGCAATATACCATTAGCAAATATCTCTACAACTCCATTAGCAACTTGATCAGCTGTGGCTGTTTGTATTTCATACTTTGAATTACTACTATCTGAAAAAGCAGAATAAGTTAATGTTGCGTTTTGTCCGATCGTTTGAGCCGCGCTTAATGTAAAAGTGTTAAAACCTGTACCAGCGCCTCCTGATTCTGATCTGTTTGTTATTCTTGGCGTACCTACAACCCCTGTTCCAGCTGTTATATACATACCTACTTGTATATTATTGTTAGGTGCGGCTAACACCATAGTTACACTATTATTAACAGCATTGTTATTGTTTGAAGTTGTTCCTGCGGTTGTTGCGGCGGGTAAAGTTGTTGTTGCTATATTTCCTGATCCAGAAAATTGTTGTGGTAAGTTAAAAACGTTACTTGAAGATATTGATGTAGCGTTTCCAAAATCTTTAAATATAGAGATTTTTTCATCAAGATTTACGACTCTATCTGCGTAATCTGTATCTGTTTGTGGAATACGTATTTGCTGATTTAAGCTTTCAAAATATGTTTCAAATATTTCTAACTGAGCTTGAGTACCTGTTTTATTAAACTCAACAGGAGTCATGTAACCTCTCTGTTCTTTATTAAGTATTAATAAAACGGTTTGATATACAGTATTTACGTTTATTGCCATTTTAATATTTTAGTTAATAGTGATTAGGGTCACCGAAGCGACCCTTCACTATAATTATAGTCACATATTATTGTAACTTTTTCTTGATTGTTTTAAAAACTTCAACACCTTCATCAGTTTTAAACCAAGCGGCTAGCGCTGAATAAGGGTTTTCATCAAAAGGTACAGTCATTAATTTTCTATCGTTAGATCCCCACATAAAATCTCTTTGATCTTGTGATATTTTAATAATGCCTTTTTCTACAGCAACAATACCAACGTTTCTAAGACCTACGTTTTCATCAGATGCTATATCTAAAAATCCTGATGGATTTTTCTTTGCCATTATAAGTAAGTCTCTTCTTAGTTCTTTTGAAGTTAAGTTATTAACTTGGCTACCTATTTCAACTCTTAATACAGCTTCTGCGTGATCTATTTCCATTTCTTTTGCTGCAAGTAAAGCATCGATTTCTAAGTTAATGTCTTCTAACTCATCATGAGCAATAACTTCAGCTTGGTACTCTTGATATATTATCCCTTTTTTAGGGTGATATAATGAAAGTAATTTTTGTAAGTTTTGTTTTTCTCTAGAAACTGCTAAAACTCCATCTTCAAATATAATATGACCTAATGTAACCTCTCCTTTTTGTTCATCAACTAAAGGTGAGTTTTGGTTAGTAGCATATCTTATTTCTCTTTGAATGTTTGTACTTTCATCAAACCATAATAGTGGATGTCTTCTTGAGTTTTTAGATGCTAGAGTATATGTTAAAGGCTCTTTATTGCCTAATAGATAGTATCTTCTATCTTTTACCTCCCATTTAGGGGCTTTTATTTCTTTTGTTTTTGACATGATATAATATAATATAATTAATAAAAGTAATAATTACCCCCGTTAGTTCAACGAGGGTAACTACTACAGCAATCTTATTGTTGGAATAATACGAAATTATTCGCAGCTTGAGTAACCAAACATCTTTCAGATAACCAGTTAACTTGCATCGCATCAATGTTAGTAGTGTAAGCACCACCAGCAGATCCTGTGATCCAGTTTTTGTATCTTCTGTCTTCAGTTTGAGAAGCTCTATATCTAACGTGTAAGAATGGTCTTCTTATGTTAGTACCTAATTGTTGGTCATACACAGTTGATGTTCCAGCAGGTATTAATACACCTTCTATTCCACTTACTGCAACTCCACCTCTTGTAGAAGCATCGTTTAAGTATTTCCAGCTAGTTTTGTAGAAGTCATAAGAACCTCTTCTGAAACCAGAGAAACCTAAATTAAGAGCCATATCCTCAGAGTTTTCAAATAAACCATAAGCAGTACCACCAGATTGTCCAGCAGAGATTTGCCCTAGCATATCATCAAAATCTAAATCAAGATCTCTATTTAAGAAAAGCATGTTTTCTTCGATAGCACCTTGAGTATCTAGGTTTTTAAGCACTTGATCAAAGTCAGAAATACCAGTACCTCCAGAGAATCCAGATAGTATGTTACCTCTTTGTTGAATTGCTTGAAATAAACCTTGAGTACCATGAGCAACAGCAGCACCACCAGCACCAGTAAATCCAGGTACGTTAGCTGATTGAGCAACGAATCCACTACCAGCAGCAGCTAATTCACCTTCAACCATTGCCATTTCTAAGTAATCGTCAAAACGTAATCTTGTTTCAGACTCAGACTTTAAATACCATAAGTATCCTGACGTTCCATCTTCTGTAGCAACTTCTACCCAACCGATTTGAGCCATATCAGAACCATTAATTTCAAATGAATCTTTTATGATAATTGGTTGATTAGCATATTGCGTAAACTGAGGCTGAATCGACTTGTAAGAACCAGCAGTTCCAGCAGCGTTAACAGGACCAGCAGATCCTTTAGCAAATACAGAACCATATACAAATACTTTTAAAGTACCAGCTCCAACTGCAGAAACAGGGAAACCACCACTAGCAGCAGAAAAATCTGCAATACTAAATGGATAAGCTGTAATGTTAGTTGATGTACCAGCTCCAGCGCCAATTGCACCAACTACAGCTTTTACAGTAACTCCAGTAGCAGGATCCATAACAACAATAGTGTCATTAGGAAAAACAGCATTTTGAATTGTTCCATTATTAGTTGGAACATTTAAAATAAAGTTTGCAGCACCACCACCTTGAGGGCAAGCTACATTGCTATAAGATACATGTAATCTATTTTGTTCAGACCAGATAACTTGATCAGATGTCATTGGCATTTCAGCGCCAACCATTCTAAGGAAACCGTTTAAAGTTCTGTTTCCATATCTTTCTACCTCAGCTTCATAAACTTCAGGTAGGTATTGCTGTACAAAGTCATTAGCTCCAGCGTTAAATGCTAGGTAATTGTTTTGCAAAGCTAATTGTGATTGAGAAGGTATAATACTTCCAAATACAGGAGAAATTTGTCCCATAATAATTAATTTTGTTTTTAGTTAAACTTTTTTGATTTTATCTTCAATTTAGAAGAATCAAGACCACTGATTGATTTAACTTTTAGTCCTCCAACAAATACATCTCCGGTAGGCGAAGGCCTAACATCTTGCGTTATGTTTTTAGACTTAGCAACAAGATCTTTAGTAGCATCGGATTTACCTTGCTCATAAAAATGTTGTGCTATTTTGTCAACGTTTTCAGCGGCATACATAGCTTTATGATAACCTTTAACATCCTTCACATTACCTTTATCATCTAAGAACTTCTTAATTGTGTTTGTAATATTCGATTGTTTAGTTGCAACTTCACTAGGATTTTTAACACCGTATCTAAATTTTTTCTCACCAACACTGATGTCAAAACCTTTGAAATCATTAGTGAAATAATCTTTAGTGTTAGATTTAAAATCCTCATGTTGTTGTTGAGCTGTGTTTTGCTCTTCATTATAGCGATTGAAAAAGTCCATTGCTTTTTGTTGGTCTTGTGTCGTACCAGGTCTCAACTTGATTTCCTCGTAATATTGACTTTTTAAACCATCTAAATGCTTTCGGGCTTTAGCAACCTCTTCTTTATACGCAAGTTTCTTTTTACGAATCTCACGTTCCTCGTCCACTTCTTCATCATATGAAAAATTATCTTCAATCATGAAGTTAATTTCACTTGAATCTAAGTGTGATTTGGCTTGTTTGTAATACTCTCTTAATAGAGTATCGTTGTCTACGTTAGAATAATCTGCATTTAATCTTACATAATCTTCTAATGTTCCACCAGTTTCTTTCATAAAGTCTACAACTTTTTCGATGTTTTCTGGTAGTTTAGCTACTTCTCTTGCCTCTTCAGGTGTTGGAGCAATAACTTTTTCTTCAATTTTTTCCCCTAATTCTACTATTTCTTCTTCAACAACCTCTTCTATAGGTTTTACTTCTTCTTCAACTTCAGAAATTGGGCTGGACTCTGGTACTTGTTCGTCCACTTCAGGGCTATTTCCGGTTTGTTCTTCCACAACCACCTTCTTTGTTTCTCCGACTTGAATGGCATCTGTTTCTTCTGTTTTAGGTTTTGATAAATCGACTTTAATAATATCGTCTTTTACCAATTGTTTTGGCTTCTTTTTTATTTTAAAAGAGCCTTCTTCTTTTACTTGTTCTGACATAATATAATATAATAAAAATTAATAAATAATTTATTGAGGTGTAAATTCTTCAGTACCAAAACCACCTAAAGTATCAAATCCAGATGATTCAAAATTTTTAGGTAAACTATCATTTTGTCTTTGACTAATTAATTCACTTTGTTGTGTAGCTTGTATTTTAGTTCTTTTATCTTTACGATCTTCAATAAATTGTTCTTTTTGTCTATCAGTATCTATTTTAGCTTGAGCTAGTTGTAACTGATATTGAAACTCTTCAGCCATTAACTGTTTTTTAATTAATGCCTCTTGTTCCATTCTTTGTATTTCAAATTGAGATTTAGCTTGTTCTATTTGTATCTCTGTATTAGCTAAAGCCTCTTGTTTTTGCACTTCATTTAAAGCGGATTTCTCAGATTGCTGCATATTAGCTTGAGCTTGTGCTTGAATCATTTCTTGTTGTTGTGCTTTATCTTTTTCTTGTTTTTGTTTTCTCTTAAGTTTTAACATTTGATTAGCTAACTTAAGATTTTTTATTTGTCTAATATCTATAGCATCTTCTAAATCTATACCTTGAGTTTGTAAAGCAATTTGAATATTTTGTTCTAATTGAGCTTTTTCTTCATCATCTGGTTCTAACTCTAAAAATATACCAAAATCATGTAAATTTAAATTTTGTATTTCATCTAAAGTTTCTACATTATAAACTGATATACTTTGTTTTAATGAATATGCTGTTAATGGAAACATTAAAGCATCTGCTACTCTTAATGAAATATTTTCACAGGCTCTAAGTGTTAAATATAAACCAGCATCTAATATATGTTTAGTAGCTATGTTTGAAGCGTTGGCAGCCATTTTTTGCAATCCAACTAAAGCGTCCTTGTCTGGTAAACTGCCATCCCGCGCTTCATTAAGACCTGTTACGTCTCTTATCATCTGTAAATAATACTGATAAGTATTAATTAAAGATGCTATTTTTCCATTAGCACTAGATGTTTGTAATTCTTGAATAGGTACTTTACCTCTGTTAGGATCACCATCTTGCGTTAACGATCTACCTACAATAGAACCTGTTTGAAAATACATGTTTAAAGCTTCTTGTGGATTGTAATTAGTACCATTGCCTAAATCAACCTCTGCTAAACCATCGACATCAACAAACACACCATCTGGAACCATACGTTGAATTACTTGTTGTAATTTTAACGACGTTAATTGTATCATGTCTGCAAAACTTGTGCATCTACTAACTAAAGATTCTATACGCCCTTGATATAAATTAGGTGCACATATAGTATAATTCATATTAACTTTAGTAGTATCAGAATTTGGCCTTGTCATATTTTCAGCTAATTTCCACTCAAGCATTTGCGGAACACCCATGACTTTAGCACCACTGAATAAAACTTCAATTGATCTTGAAACTCTTTCAAAATTATCGCTTTCAGGTGGATTAAATGTATCGGGTTTTTCTAATGTTTTTTCTAAACCTGTATCCGTTTTTTTAATTTTAAAAACCTGATCAACAAATGTTTTATATTCAAAAAACAATATTTGAACTAAATCATTATCATAATTAGGGTTAGCTATGTAACCATCGCGACCAGGGTATTTAACCATTTGCTCTAATTCTTTATCCGTAAGATACGGAAATCTTTTCTTTATTTCGGCTAAAGTCATAGACTTTATTTCACCTACATAATAAATATCTTCAAAATTAGGATCATTTGTATACGAATAAACTAAATTAGCTGGGTCAACATAATCAACAATAACCCCATTAGATTTGTTAAAAGATGTTTTAACAGCGCCTATACCTATTGTTGTTATATCTTCTACAATTCTTTTTTTAATTAAAGAATATTTATTGTTAGCTAACACTGTGTTTATAACTTCTTCTTCTGCTATTTCAATACTTTGTTTATAGCTAAGCTGCATATGTAATTCTAACTCTTCTTTTGTTTTTGGTAAATCAACAGCAGGGATATTAGAACTTGAAAAATCTTGTCCTGTGTTTTTTTTAGCCATATTTAAAAGATCTTGAGAGTACATATCTTTTACTATATTAGACGCATAATCTGTTCTAAGTTTTAAAGATTGAGGATCTTGAGAATAAGCTTTTATATCATAGTTTTTAGACGCTATACCATTTACTACTATATCTACAAACTTTGGAATAATAGGTACTGGTTTCCAGTCTAAATTTAAATAAGATAAATCACCGTTGATAGATAATTCATCTTTATATTTTTGTACATTTTGTTCTCCTCTAGCGTATAATCTTAAATTATGAAACTGCTGATAACCTGTATTCCATCTACTACCA